CTGTTTAATCCAGCATCGTTACCCATTCTAATGTTCGCGCCTTTGTCTTCAATCCAAAAACATTCAGTACCTTCCCATTTCATGAGTTCTTTATCTTTGTCTTCACCAGTGTTTAGAATAGTGAAACCTTCGAATACATCGCCAAATACATTTCTCAAGTTTTCTTTACGATACTCTTGAGCAAGTCGACAGTTAGTCTGTGAAGTAATGACATGGAAAATATATCCATGCTCTTCATGTAGCTTACGTACATATTTAATAGCATCACGCAAAGGTGATAGCCTTTTCATTTCTTCAGATCTGTTGAATAAGTTGACATATCTTGCAGCAGTTTTTTGTGGAATGCCAACTGCCTTTGCGACAGCATAATCACCACTTAATCTGTGAAAGCCTTCAGTCTTTTCTAACCAACGATAGAAATGAAATTCCCAATCAAGAAGAACTCCATCACAGTCAGTTAATATAACTTTATCTTTTATCTCACGTAGCATATATACTCCCTTTGGCTAATGCTTCATCATATTTGTCCATAACATCCCAAGCTTCCTTAGGTAATTCGTTGTATTTACAACCCATAGATTTCTGTAAATCGGGTTTAATTAGTGTATTTTGATCTAAAAAAGGGTGAAAGCCATCTTTGTCTAGCCACAGTCTAGCTGATCTTAGACGAATGCCTTCAAGCTCACTAATTGTTTTACGTTTTGATTCTTTTATCCACACTATATTTGACTCCAAATAATAATATTGATAATAACCAATGCAATAATAATAATATTTTTTGCTGATGTCATGATGTTTTCCCCTTTTTCTTGGATGGACCCATTACGGATTGTCCTTTAAAATAACCACCGCTTTGTTTACGTAATGTTTTGGCAGTTTCTTCAGGTGATATAACTTTAACTACACCACCATTCTTAATAAACCTTTCGACCGTTTCTGATCTTGGCATATTTTTTTGGAATGGAATTCCCTTTTTTATGAGATCAGCCATGTATTAACTCCTTTCTCATAAATTGCAAATGTATCTGCATGTGGTTTAGGACACCAAGCTTGTGGACGTTTAAATCCAGGTTTTGATTTGCCTCTAAATATGTATCTAAAACTATTTCCACCAAACGCACGATTCATAAAGCACATAGTTGCATTGCAATGCTTTAGATCTTTTTTCACTTGTTCGTGATATTTCATAGGAATACCTTTTGCGTAAGAAGCTTCGTATGATGGTGATGCGTGTTTTAATAATAAATCTAGTGTATTCACTTTTTTCTCCTCTATAATGTTAATAATCTTTCACGTGTGTAGTCTGTATAAACCCAAACATGATCTAAACTACACCTAAGTCCGACATGATAATCATCTAAGACAACGTCTAAGATAACACCTTCTTCCCTTAAGCGTTCAACTTCACTCAATCGAACACCGCATTGTTGCAAGATTGAGCGGACGGTTTCTCGTCTGCTTTCATCGCCAGAATAACCTAAATGTAGAGTATCTTGGCGCTCATCTCCTTCAACTGTTTCAGACCATGTTGTGTCTGAACGTTGTATTAATCTGTATATTAAATCTGTAACTGTCATTTAAAATCTCCCCAAAAGAATATGTAAACCTAAATTTCCTAACATAACTAAAAAAAATACGATTTCACTTTCCATTTTTACTTCCTTTTTTATTAAATATGGTACCATTATATCATATGGGGAGGATATATGTTGACTATTTTCGAAAATAAACGTATTTTTCTATGAAACGCAGCTTATGTAGAATATTTTTCTATGACTTGTATGAGTTTTTTATCCCAATTATCGCGGTGTTCGATGAATACCTGAGGTTCTGCGTTGTCCACAGAGATAATTGTTACTAATTGTGTGATAGGAATGCCAGTTCTTTCTTCCCATGCAATAGCATAAAAACACTCTTGCATAAAATAAGATTCAATCCATTCCTTTTTCTTTGTCTTACGACTCGTCTTATAGTCTATAATAGACAACTTGCCATCGAATTCTGCTACACAGTCAACTCGACCTGCAACTCCTAAATGATCAGAATACAATGGCAATTCTTGTCCATATACTGTACCAATTCTTGTGTCTAATATATTTTTAATTCGTTTGAAATCATGTAAGATGTTGGGCATTAAATCTTTATCATAGTCAGGATTATTGTTTACATAATTCTCACATACAGCATGAACTGCTGTACCTCTACCGGCCGCTTGTCTTGATATACGATCAGCTTCTTCATGACCTATACGATCACGCCATTCCATAATGGCTTTCTTACTTAAGTTGCCGAGTAATGTTGTGATTGAAGGATAATATAAATTTCCATTAGGTATAAGATATTTTCTGCCACCGCTATTGGTAGTTTTTAGATCTTTATATCCTAAATCAATTGGTTCATGTTTAAACATTATCTATCATAATCTGTTTGTTTCAAAGCACGTTTTCCTGCTACCTTATTAATTTCTTGCATACGATCTTTAAAGCCATCATCTGTTTGTGACCATAGAGATTTAACACCTCCAATTGTTGTAGGTACTCCGATGACTTGTTCACAATCATGTTTTATATAGTAATCATCAAGTTCTTTCCAAGGCATTACATCGTCCCAGACTTTACCAGTTTTATTGCTTTTGAATGTGTATGTCGGCATTTCTATTTTTTATTACTATACTTTTCCACCATTTATATAGCCACATCACTTTTATTGGATGGTGCTCTGGATCAGGCAATTCATCTTTAAAATATTCTATGAATTGTCTTAGTTCGTCTTCGCTCAAAATTCTCCTGCACTATCGATTAACATTTTCATTCTATGTTCTATTAGATATGTTAATATATTTGAACGTGCTGGATATTTATAATTCTCATAATTATTTATAGCTTCTTCGCGAATACCATTAGGTGTATTTGTTAAATCAATCATTTGAACATTACGCATAAAGTTACGAAATACATTAGGCTTCATAATGTTTTCAAGATCATCACGATTATCCCAATATTTCTCTATAGCTTTTTTAGTCATAGGTGTTTGTCTTCCCTCTGTAATGAATACATTATCATGAGAGTTTGCATTTGGAACACCATCACTAGCATCGCCTTTAAGTAAATGTTCGAATAGATATCTACGAGGATTATCATCTTTAACTAATTTATTAAATAGCGGTGACCATTGTTCTGTGACATTACCATATTGTTGTAACTGAATAAAGTCTTTATCAGCAGATATAATAACAACATCTTCACCACCAAAATCAGACTTATGTACAGTTAATGCACCAATGATATCGTCTGCCTCTGCACTTTCGATCTTGATAACAGCGTATGGGAAGTTCTCACGTAGATCCTGGAGTGTAGAGTCAATTAAGTCAAAGATCTGCTGCCAATCATGTTTATCAGTTTCACGATTAGATTTACGTTTAGCTTTATATTCTGGGAATACATCTTTACGCCATGAAAAACTATCACAACATATTACCATTTTGCCATGTTTGGCTTCTGGATATTTGTTACGATATATACGAAGGTTATTAAGAATTATATGTTTAACTAAGTTTTCACTAAGCTCCTCACCTCGTCCTAATTGACCCATGATGGATCCAATCGCTAAACCATTAAAGTCTACTAATACCATATTTACCTCTATTCATAATATACACCTATTATATCATAGTTTACTTTGATTGTACATAGTTTTCAGCTAAATTTTTAACTGATCCTACACCAATCTTTACAGCGATAATGCCATTATAATTGTTCTCATTTAATAATACATCCTCATCAAACTGTATTTTAGCTTCCATATAATTTGTCTCACCACGTGTTTTGCATAAACAAATGATCTCACGTTTAAAATTCTCTTTGCCTAACTTCTCGATATCTTCAGTTAACCTATTACTTGATCCCCAATAATCTTGCCAATCAGTTTCTTTTGTGACCTTACGTTTTCTTTTAAAACCTACGAGGGGTTTAAGCTTTCGTATTGTCCTGAAATACTTACGTCCGACATAGTCATGTCCGGTGACCAAGTTGGTAATACGATACACAAAACCATAAAACTCGCCAATATCATCAGAAGTAAATTGTCTCCCATTATGCGTCCATTCGTTCTTCATCGTTATCGTATTCTGATGCATCATATCCTCCACGTTGGGCCCATTCTAAATTAGCACCACAAAAAGGGCAGTGCGTCACTTCCATTCCAAGATCGAGAGGATTATTATCATATCCTAATTCTTCTTTGACAGTAACATCAAAACTTGGACTATTACATTCATGACATATCATAAACTTAATTCTCCTAATTGAATATACGACATCATCTTATCATAAGATCCTACATATTTGCCATCAATAAATATCTGTGGAAATGCTCTTGCTCCTGGAACTTTATCTTGTAATTCTCTCATTGTCCATTGACCACCTGCTTCAACATTTCTCTCTTCTACTTGTATTCCTTTTTTATTTAAATAGTCTTTTGCTTTTGTACAATATATACAATTGTTTTTAGACCATACTACTGCTATACCTGCTGTCATAAACTTAATCCTTCAAATGATTTCTTGTCGACGTCATGCGTAACTCCACCGAGTACATAAGACGTTATTTCTGTTTCTTGTGGAGCAACTTGTACTGCTCCGCCACTAATCCATTTTTCTGTCCATGGCAGTGGGTTATGCTGATGTACTGAGAATGGCACAGGATAATTTAAACTCTTAATCCTCTTTGATCCAATCCAACGTACATAATCTTTTAAGAGGTCTGCGTTTAGTCCAATCATTGAACCATTTCCAAATAAGTAATCACACCATTCCTCTTCTTGAACTAATGCATCTTCAAATAATTTCATTACTTCATCGTTTGTTTCTTCTTTAATTTTTTCAAAATCTTCATCATCTTTAATTAATTGTCTAATTATATTTAACGATGCTGCTAAATGTAGATTCTCATCTCTTGCAATTAATTTAATAATCTTTGCATTGCCTTCCATTTGTTTAAGCTCTGCGAATGCCCATGAGCATGAAAAACTGGCATAAAATCTTATACCTTCTAATATGTATATAGAAATTAAACATAGGTATAATAATTTTTTATGTTTATAATTACCGTATGGTCCTTTCCAATTAATTAGATTATCATAATGTTCAGATATATCTTTTGCACAATCTAATATTTCGGGTATAGATTTAATCTCATCAAATACTTTAGATGGGTTGGGATATACATTTCTAATTAAGTGGGTATAAGACCGTGAATGAATAGTCTCAAAGAATGCCCATGTCTCTATAAGTAATTCTAATTCTGGATTACTTGCTAATGGTAATAGTGCTAAGTCAGGTGATCTGCCTTGTACTGAGTCTAATAATATTTGTCTCTTAAGGTTTGCTGTAAATATATGTTCTTCATTTTCTGTTAATTTACCAAAATCTATTTTGTCTTTTGTAACATCTACTTCGTCAGGTGTCCAATAAAACGATAACATCTTCTCATATAACTTTTGCAAAGCTGGATATTTAACTGCGTCATATCTTGCAATGTCTACACCTTCATCAAAGAATAAATCTTTTTCTAAATGGCTTTTTGTGTTTATCTCAAATACTGATTTTTTCATTCTTTATCCTCAGTTATATGTATATCTCTTTTACAATCAGGAAATATGACTAATGGCATATCTTCTATCCAGTATTTTTTAGTAAATTTATATTTTCGATAATCTTCGAATTTAGTAACTAAAGCAGTGCCATCACCTAAAGGTTTTTTCATTAAACTCATACTGTAAACGATTCTCCACAGCCACATCTGGCTTTTTCTTTAGGGTTATAAAATTCAAAGCCTTCATTAAGACCTTCATGCTTATAGTCTATCTCACATCCTTCGACATAGACATATGATTTTGGATCTACGAAAACACGGAATCCATCGAACTGTTGTGTGATATCTTCAATATTTGCATAGTATGCATACTCTAAATTATATGCTAAGCCCGAACAACCTGTTGTTTTAACCATTACTCTTAAAGAACGAGGTGTTAGTGTATTTTCATCTTTTAAAAGAACCTGTAATTTTTCAATGGCTTTGTCTGTTATGCTTATCATGGGGGTATGTATACAAAAAAATACCGGAGTATTGGGTGATAAGGGACTCCGGAGAAAACCTCAACTAGCCGTCAAGCAGCTAGTAAATAATCGTTTTGGTTGCCGATTAAATTTGCATTTTTAAGTCTTCGTTGACTGACGAGTCTCAAGCGGATCTGCTACCTAATCGATGCCTTGTCTCCCCCACCAAATACATCTAATTTAAATATATTTGGTGGAGGAGGTGGGAATTGAACCCACGTGTTAAGTGCTCCTACCTTTACCTTTACGTCGTTTAACTCACTTCATTATTGAATGAATGTTATTTATGCATCATCAGATGAAAGTAATTTCCACAGAATTCCTGCAGCGATTAATCCAACTAAGCCAGCGTCTCCTAGCTGATGTACAATACCGATGATCGTACCTATGACGTCGCCGCCAAGGAAAGGTACGCTTCCACCAAAAACGATTTGTAAAACAATCGCTAAAGAAATAAGCATCACACCGATACTTGTTGCAGCTGCTACGCCGCCAGTGATTTTATCTAACATATATTCTCCTATGTCGTTTTAAAAAGTAGTTTAGCCTTGTCTCGAAGGGTTCTCGTCCTTAAACTTTTCATTTAGCTCATCATTCAGTTCAAGGAAAATTGGGAAGATAGCCATACTTATATATCCTATGGCCCCGAGGGTAAGAATAACCCCTAATTGTATGTAGTTTAATAAATCCATAATTATTTATACCTAAACAAATCTTGATAACTAAACTATTATAACATAATTTATAACAATTGTACATACCAAATCAGCTTATTTTCAAAAAAAATAATATTATTCTATTAAAGTAGCTTTATGTAGAATAATATTCTACCAGAACAGCTATAGGACACACGATTCACAATACTCATCATATTCTTGCTGGGTTGCAAAGTCTTCTCTATTGTAGTCCATCGTGCTCTCATCTTCAATTGCTAAGTCATTGGTATTAAAATAATATAATTGTTTACCACCATATTTATAGAATGTCACAAGATCCTTTATCATCTCTGACATAGGAACTTTATTATCTTCATATTGTGCTGGATTATAACTGGTATTAACTGATATGCCCTGATCAACATATTTCTGAAGTATTGCCATAATTTTTAAATAACCATCTGGTCCTTTTTGGTCCCACAATAAATCATATTTATTTTTAAGGTTATGTATTTGTGGTACAACTTGTGCCATTACGCCATCTTTTGATTGCTTATAACTTACAAGTGCACGAGGTGGTTCTACTCCATTTGTTGCATTACCGATCTGAGCAGATGTTTCTGCAGGCATAATAGCCATCATTGTGCTGTTACGTATGCCATATTTCTTTAACTGGTTTCTTAATGATTGCCATGGCATCCTCTCTCTGGGCTTAACCAATTCATTTACCTCGGGTTTATATGTGTCTATCGGCAAAATACCGTGTCCGTATTTGCTCTCTAGCACCTTATAGCACGTTCCCTTCTCTTTTGCAAGATCTGCGCTTGCTTTAATGAGATAATAAGACCACGCTTCTGCGTATTCATCTACTATGGCGAGAGCATTATCGTCATACTTTAAACCGCGTTTTGCTAAGAAATATGCAAAATTAATGATACCCACACCTAATGGTCGTCTTGCCATAGTTGATCTTTCTGCTGCAAGAATAGGATAATTCTGATAATCAAGTAAAGCATCAAGAGAACGGATAGCCAATTCGCAATACTTTTCAAAATCTTTCGGATCATTAATTAATCCCCAATTAATTGCACTAAGTGTACATAAACTGATCTCACCTTTATGATGATCGTCATATGATTCTAAACCATGCGAAGGTAAATCAATTTCACAACACAAATTCGATTGATGTATTGGCGCCTGCTTTTCTATAAATGCCCCATGTGTATTTGCATGGTCTACATTTTGTAAATATATGCGGCCGGTTTCTTTACGTTCTGTAAGAAATTGACTAAATACTTCAAGAGCTGGTAAAGATTTCTTACGGATCTTACGAGATCTTTCATATTTTTCATATAACTCTTGGAATAAATCTTGATCCTCAAAGAAGGCATCATATAATCCAGGTACGTCATCAGGTGAGAAGAACGTAATGTTCCCCCCAGTTAATAATCTTTCATACATGAGCTTATTAAATTGGAATGCATAGTCCATATTACGTACACGTGTTTCATCCGTACCAC